TAAAGCAACAGAGTCAATTTACGATTCGTCATTAATTATTGATAGTTATGAGTTTGATTACGTAGTTAGTAAATTACGTGAATTTTTCAAAAGTCTTGGTTTCCTAGAGGCGCATCCGCAAAACCGACTGAGTATTCTGGCCGCGTGTGAGGATCCATTCACGGTTGCTCAGTTTGACTATGCCGGTAAGGTGTGGCCTCTTCCTCAAACTGGTCAAATGTGGTTAGAGTATGAGCTTCTTAAAAATCCGAAGGCGAAGGGGTACTTCTGCCTTTCCACCAGTTACCGTCAGGAGCAAACACCGGTCGATGGTAGACACGACCTCATATTCCCTTTATTTGAGTTTGAGATGCACGGTGGACTGGATGCGCTTCTTGGTATGGAAAAGGATTTGCTGAAATTTCTTGGCTACGACGAGAGTAAGTTCGTAGAAGGTTCTTATAATGATATTGCGAAAGAATATGGTGTAGAAGAGTTGGAAAATGAGCAGGAGGCTGCGCTTGCTAAGGATAAATCGCCAACTTTTTTCCTGAAAGACTTTCCTGAATCAACAGACCCATTCTGGAATATGAGACGCTATGATGGTGACAAGAAAGATATCGCCAAGAAGGTGGACGTCATTCTAAGCGGACAAGAAACATTTGGATCGGCTGAGCGCGAAGTAGATAAGGAGGTGATGCGCGATAGATTCAATACTATCAGCGATGGTGGCTACAAGAAGAAGCTATACGATTTGTTTGGTCAAGAAAGAACCGACAAAGAGATGGATGATTATTTCAAATTTGATTTTTTCGAACGCTGTGGTGGCGGAATTGGTATGACTCGTCTGATTCGTTCTTTGAAGACAGAGGGGTTAATGCCGGATTTTACTAAGAAAGATTAAATTAATAAATAAAAATCAATAAAATAAATACTGCTTATTAATATGGAAAATTATAATATGAATAATAGTTATTTATATTATAATATGGAGCAAAATTACAAAATTGGATTATTAATACCTTGTACGTCGAAAAATCGTAATACATGGAATAAAATGGAAGATACCTATTTAATGACCCATAGTGTTGAAACGTTTTTAAAAACGTATAGCGAAGAACACCAATATATATTTTACATTGGATACGATACCGATGATAGAATATACGCAAATAAAGATGAACAAAATAAAATAAAAGTAGTGTTTGAAAAATATACTAACATCGACATCCAATATATACCGTTAGTTAATATCGAAAAAGGTTTTCTTACTAAAATGTGGAATGTATTATTTAAGAAGGCATACGAAGATGGATGTGATTATTTTTATCAATGCGGCGATGATATATGTTTCAAAACAGAAGGATGGGTGAATGATTGTATTAAAACATTAATAAAAAATAGAAACATAGGATTAACGGGTCCTATTAATAATAATTCAAGCATATTAACACAAGCATTTGTTTCAAGAAGACATATGCTTATTTTTGGATGGTTCTTTCCTGAAGACATTAAAAACTGGTATTGCGATGATTGGTATAATATAATATATAAACCACATCATTTCTTTCCACTTACAAAGCACGTGTGTTATAATAATGGAGGAGAACCGCGTTATAACATTGTAAATATTAAAAATAGTATAATTGTAGCAAATAAATACAAACGAATGTGTAATGCCCATAAAAATGTACTTAATAATTATATTTCAAATATGAAAAAGGTATAATATATTAAAATATAAAGTATAAAAATATATTTATAGTTACTGTAATGCGTGTCAAGATAACAGATAAGGACCATATTGTAGATAAAGTAAAAGACTATTTTCATATTCCAAAAGATTATTTTAGTGAATTATTATTTCCGAGTATTAATAACATAACATATACCGATCAAAATCCATCTGTAAATATTATAGGTATTCAACATGATGATGATACAAAATTAAAAGATGGAGAATTTGTTGTATTATTTTCGGTTGAAAATATGACACCAGAAAACCGAACCTGGTATAAATTTCGTAATAAATTTGGTCATTTTGGTAATAAGCGTGTAAATGCTTTTATATATAATGATATAGATAAGCACGGATACCTAGGAAACGCAATGGTAATACCGACAATATATTTTCGAATGATTCATTATCATAATCATCCCGAACGAAGTATTGCATCTAAAAGCTTTGAAAATAAAAAATTAATACTATTTATTAGTCGTAATACACTGAATGGTCTTAAAACGGAATTTATGAATCTATTTAATAATGCGTATCCTGGTCAATGTGGACATATAATGAATCATCCCGAAATTGTAGGAAAAACGTGTTATGCATCGCCTGAATTAATAGAGGCAATGAGTAACTATAAATTTGTAGCGGTAATAGAGAATAGTATTCAAGATGGGTATATAACAGAAAAAATATTTAACACATTTTATGCAAAAACAATTCCAATATACGATGGACCAGTAAATAGCGAACGATTTATAAACGATTCTTCTATCATAAGAGCTCGAGACCCACAATTACTACAAAAAGTGAATATGTTGGCAAATAACGAAGAAATGTATAATAACGTTGTCAATTCGAATAAATTAAATGAGCAAATGTTGTATCAGGCTACATCGGTTGTGAATGAATTTTGTCTTAAGATAGAGAGTAAGTGGATTATTTAGTTTCAAAGAAACAGTTACCTGTATATGTATTGTTATCAATACTAATATAAACACTATATTATATATTAGTATTATGATTGATTTGAAGGTATTTAAAAATAGTCACGTTGGTGAAGATATATACATATTGGCATCTGGGAAAAGTGTCGATTTCATTGACAAATCATTTTTCCAAAATAAAATTATTATTGGTGTCAATCAGGCGTATAAAAAGTGTGTTTGTAAATATTTATTGAGAAAAGAAGCTAAATATATGAATGAAGTTATTAATGCCAATGATAAGAAAACAATTCATTTTGTCAGTGAAGGAGATTGTGGATCGACAGATACACGAAACAAAAAAAACACACAAAATGCCTTAAATAAAGTTGACACATCAAATGTTGTATTATATCCACACAACAAAAACATGTCTGGAACACCAATAACATCTCTACCACAAGATGATATGTTAACCGTGTCTCATTCGACGATAACAACAGCAATTCATTTAGCAGCATACATGGGTGCCAAAAATATCATATTAGTTGGACATGACTGTGGTACAATTAACGGCGAATGTAATTTTGAAGGTTATCACAATAATGAAACATACAAAGTTGCTCACACCAAAGGAAAAGAAGGATATGTCTTATGGTTGAAAATGATTGAAAACAACACGATACAGTTAAAAAAGCTGTTGATTGAGAAATATGGATGCAATATATACTCGTTGAATCCATTTATTAATTTTAATTTAGAGGGAAATGTTTATGAAAAATGATTACAATATTCCAAACAATCCATAGGCAATATGAATAACATTATATATGTAATGTCATTAATGATTGAAAGTATATAAATATTATCTTAATTTAATAATAAACTAATGTTTAGCAAGAAAATAAGAGAAGATGGTTACGTTATATTAAATTCTATTTTTACAGAAGATGAATTAATGCATTGTAGGAGTGAAATTCTTAATTACATTGAAACACACAAAGTTATGAAAAATGCAAGTGGAATATCAATACCTGATTTTGTCAGTTTTGATGAATTGAAAGCAACAGCAAGTTTAAAGGAAAATAAAAAACTAGTATTAAAATTAGGAGATTATTTTGAAGGAGATAATTATCGTTTTTGTAAACACAACGATATCGGTATTAATCGTATAGTTGGTTGGCATAAAGATAAATTAAACGGAGAAGTGTCAAAATACGAAACAGTAAATATTTGGGATGAATATAATGGTGACAAACACGAAATATTAAAGGTTCTAATATATTTGGAAGACCACACTCGAGATAATGATGGGTTAAAATTAGTCCCAAAAAGTCATTTAAAGCAAGACATAAATCCTGATGGATATATACAATTAAAACCAAAATTAGGGGATGTGGTTATATTTGATCAAAGGATTACTCATAGGGGCATGGAAAGGCAAGTAAAATATCCAAGAATATTGGTTTCATTTGGGTTTGGAAAAAATAATATATTTACTGATAATTTTGAAAAAGGTACAATTATTAGGCAAAATACTCAAAAGAAAACATTGATTATATAATTAAACAAATAACTTTGTTATTTCATTATTAATTATATTTAATTCATCATTTGAAAATCCATTATTAATAAACCAATTGATGGAATATGTTCCATGATTATCCCATGGCATAGTCTTGACTGGGATAAATGTTTTTTGTTTAAGGTATAAGTACGAAAGTCTATGTGAACCATCTCTTAATAAATAGTTATCTGAATATTTTATAGGATTATTTATATTAAAACCTTTTTCTACCAATGAATTTATTAAATTTTTAAAATCATTTGTATATTTTTGAGAATTACGACTTGTTCTTTTTTTTTGCATTTTATTGTAAAGAGAAAAATCATATTCTTTATTTTTTAAATATTGTTCTATTGAATATTTTCTAACAAGCATATCTGCTCGATCAAAAACATCATTTACGTAATTACATTTCAAAAAGTATTTTAAATTTACGAATTCATCCTTTCTATTTTGTTCGTATTTTTTCATAACAATATCAATAGCTTTTGTTTGTTCAAAATTATCACTGATATGAATAATTATATCATGAATATAGTTTTGTACCTTCCCCATATACGATGTTCTAATTACCTTTTTAATATTTTCTACTGATTGTGATATATTATTTCCAGTTGCTTTTTCCCTGAAATTAGGTTTTTCAATATATAATTTAAAGTATGTATATGAAAAAGAATGGTTAATCATATTTTTAATTTTAACATTTTTTACTTTATTTGAATCTATATCATCTGTTGTATATATATCCAATATTGATTTTTCAAAATCGTCTTTATTTTTAAATTCATATGTATAATAATGCAATACGGGAAATGTTTTGTTTATATGTTCTAAAATTTCATCTGTAATCTTTTTAGCAGGAGACCAAATAAATCCGGAAAAATTATATTTATATAACTTCATTATATAATATGAACTTAATATTTTCTGCTAAAAATTTTAAATCCAATATTATAAATATTTTAAAAACAGTAAACAAAGAAATATACATAATGGCATTTCAAATAAATGACAAAGATATAATAACTCAAATAAATAATTTAGTTAATAAAAATGTTAATGTTAATATTATGGTTGATTATTCAATGAATAAAATGTTTCAAAATTTGTTTGATAACAAATGTAATTTGATATATATAAAAGAAAAGTTGTTTCACCATAAAACAATATTAATTGATAGTGATATTGTAATAACTGGTTCATCCAATTTACATCTTAATTCAGTTATGGGATACGATACTGAATATATTTTAAAACTAGAAAACCAAGAAAACTTAGTAAACTATCATAAATATATTTTTAAATCGTATAGTGAAAATATAGATATAACAAACAAACAATTTTCTGAAGAAAATAACATAGTTCGAAATGTGTGGTATTCAAAATATACCGATTTAATGGGAAAAATACTATATTACATAAATTCTGCAAAAAAATCTATCGTAATTATGCATTTTTGGCTTACGAGCAAAGTTATTATAGATAAACTAATTGAGATATCAAAAAATATAGATATTAAAATATTGTTAGACAAACGAAGTTTTGAAAGAGATAGAGAACAATTTAATAAATCAAACGCAATAGAATATTTATATACAAACAATATTGATGTCAAAATAATTGATACTAAATTATTTCATTATAAAGTTATTTTAATAGATAATAATATTGCTTTATTGGGGTCACAAAATCTTTATGATAAATCATTTAAAAACCATTATGAAGATATTTCATTATTTAATTCAGAAATTTTATGTACATTGTTTAAATCGCAGTATGATTGGTTATTAAATAATTATAAGTGTTATTCATATAAAGAATGGGAATTAAATTTATTTTGTGATAAAAATAGTATCAATAAAAATGGTATTTGTATAGTTGGGAGTCATTTATTGGAAAAATTAAACATTAGAAAATCAAATGATATAGATTTTATATTAAATACTGGTGAACGCAATAGATTAAAATTACCAAAACATAATAAAACATGTGGTAAGCATATTGAAATTGTAAGTTACAATTGGCACCCAATAATTAATGATGATGAACTAATAAAGAATGAGAATTATCATATTTTTCTTCCTAATGGATTTAAAATTTGTAAATTACAAATGTTAATAGATAAGAAAATAAAACACAATAGAGAAAAAGATAAACTAGATTTGAAATTAATTGAAAATATTAACAAATAATTAATTTTATTTAATCTATATAATCATTTAATATATTTATAACTTCTAAAAATTTATATTGCCTCTGCTTTTCCGAACAACCAGCATAATGTAATAGTTGTATGTTTTCAATACCATATTTATCAATATTCATGTCTTTCGGCATAAAATTTATACCTGGTTTAAATGGTTTCCAGTTTTTTGATAAATGAATTAAAGCATATGAAAATACATATTGTAAAAAAATATGTTTGACACCATGAGTATTAATTAAATTACCCCAAATTTTTTTCTCATATAAATCAAATCCTGGTTGAATTAATTCTGCATATTTGATACATAATTCTTCTTTAATTAAAATTGCACCGGCATTAAAATATGGATAAATATCTTTATATGTTGAAGGATCATTATTATAAGTTATAAAACAACAATCTAGATATTTATATTTTTTATTAAAATCAAAATCATAGTTAAATAATTCACAAATATATTTTCTGTATGTAGTAGGCATCTGTGCTTCACTAACAAAGGCAGCATACATTGCCTGCCAATCACAAGATAAATCAAATTCTGGATTATTTAATGCAATTGTATCACAATCAACAACTAATCTATGAGTTCCTTTATATTTTAATGGATGCGAAAAACATGGCAATCTGGTTTGCCATAGTAAATTTTTAATGTCTGGTTCATCTACATAAATTATATTAATATCAAAGTTTTCTATACGTTTTAAATCTCTATCATTCCATTTCAAATTTTTATTACATATAACGTTTATTTTATATTCATAATTATTCCAATTCTTTTTAATTGAATTGTATAAACATATAAACTGAGAAACAACGTCAAATTCTCTGTATGTAGATTGTATTTTTTGTTTATTATCGTATATTGGATTACAATAACAACAAATGTTTATCATATGTGTATGTATAATATATATTATATATACATAAATAATATGAATTTTTACGCCCCAAATAATATTCCTAAAAATATTAATTTTCCAGATATTTACTTTACACCTGATTATGGTTTCGCGTGTGAATATTCTGATAATGCTAAATGGGAATTATGTAAATACAAAGATTTAATATATGTCTACTTAAAAAAACCTATAAAATACGAAGGTGTAACTTATTATGATTTAATTACACCCTATGGTTATTCTGGTTATTATTATAAGTATGAAGAAACATATAAAGAATTTGTTCCTATTTTTAGAAAAGAAGCAAAAGAAAGAAATTATGTTACAGAAGTTTTAAGACAAAATCCCTATTTAAATATTAATATTAATGGATATGATATTATAACGTCAAAAACTATTTATGGTATTAATTTAAGTAATTTGAGAGCTAACGATTATTTGAAGTTGACTAATAAAACTAATAGAAGGATGGTTAATAAGGCAATTAAAAATAATTTCGAATTTAAAATTTTAGAGTATAAAAATGAAAATATTAATAGTTTTAAAGTAATTTATGATATAACAATGAATAATTTAAATTCAAAAAAATATTTTTTTTTTAATGAGAATTATTACAATAACTTAAATAATTGTTTTATAGCATGTATTTATTTTGATAAAATTTTGTCTGCATCATGTATAATATTTAAATATAACAATTTATTACATTATCATATAGGAGGTTCTTTACTTGAATATAGACAATATGGAATTAATAATTTTTTACACTATAATGTTATGAAATATGGAATAAATAATGGACATCATTTATATGTTTTAGGTTGCGGATTAGAACAAGGTGATAGTTTAAGTAAATTCAAAAAAAAACTATCAAATAAAGAATTTAAGTATACAATTTATAAAAATATACTGAATCAAGATATCTATGATAAATTGTCAGTAAATAATAAAAATAATGATTTTTTCCCTGCTTATAGATGTTGATTTATTATATTTGTTATTTTGTCAATATTTGATAAGTAGCTAAATCCATTTATTTTTGGCGTATTTGCATAATGAACTAAACTTAAACTTTCTAAAAATTTTTTTGTGTATTCCAAATCAAATAAACTAGAAAGATAATTCAATCCAGGTTCAAATGGTTTCCAATTACTCGATAATTTTAATAGTGTAAAAGAAGCAATAAATTCTATACCACATATTTATTTAATAAAAAACGCATTACCAGATAACCACCTTTCTCCTAAAAATGTAGTTCTTGTATGTAAATTCAAATGGTCATTAAATAAAACACAATCACCCCTTTCCCATTCTATGTTTAAATCATACATATAACCTTTTGAAATAACTTCATTAAAAAAATAAAATATCTCTTCACGTAATTTCATTTTAGATTCATTATTATATTCTTTTTTTATTTGAAAATAATTCCAATTAATATAATTTGTATTCTCGTCAAAAAAAAATTTGTCATGTATTTCAAAATTACCTTGACTATCCACTTGAGATTTCCAAGTAAAATCTAAATCAATCACTTTACTATATAATTCAGGATTATACTTTTTCATAACTTCTTTAACCTTTTTTGTTGTTATTAAAGATGTGATACCTCCATATTCTGCTTTTTTATAACAAAATAATGTTAAATAATCAGGAGATTTATCATAAGGAAAATAAGCAAAATCAGAATGTAATGGTTGCATTAAATTAGAGGAGTAAAAATGATTTGAATTGGGTACAAATTTTACATCTCTTGTATAACTAATTTTCTTTGAATCATCATTAACAGGTCTAGCTTGAATTATTTTACCTAAATGACTTGATAACACATTATATATATCTTCTATTTCCGCATTAGTTAATTCTTTATTCAAATTAAAAATATAATAACGACTAAAATGTCCCCAAACTTTTCTAATATTATTTAATATTAAATCCTTATAATTATAATTTTTTTCGTAATGACAATATTTATTAACATTAAAATGAAACGTTTTATTTAATATTTCCTCTGATTTATTTAATATTTTATTATTTGACGAATCACAAAGTATATGAGAAATAATTGGATTGTTTAAATCTTCATTCGTAATTTTTTTATTTACATTATTTATACATATATTTTTTCCAATTAAGAACAAAAAATGTATATCTTTATTATCTAAAAGATTTTGGTCAATCAAAAAGAAGTTTATTTTTTCGAATATTGAGTGGTTTAAAATAAATGTTAATTCAGATTTATTTTTAATTATAAGACCAAAATTAATATTCACATGAATATTATTCAATAAATATTGTATTTGTGTGTCTAATTCTATACCTGCAATAAAGTTTAAAAAATATACTATATCTGATTTTAGTGATTCACAATTATACATATCAATAATTGTATAATCCCTTTGTTCTTTATTTTTTTTGCAAATAAATTTCATTATATTTATATATTTATATATTTATATATTTAGTTAAATGATTATATCCAAAAAAAAACATATTGATTGGGTTCCGTATAAGAATATTAATCAAAAAAGAATAAATGAATTACTAAAGAATTCTATAACATCTAAACTATTTACTAATAATGGACCAAATGTTCAATTATTAGAAGAAGTTATTAGAGAAAAATTACAAATTGATGATACAAAAACAGTTGTTGTTGTAACAAATGGTTCAGTGGCCCTTCATTCTCTATCAACTTCTATAGAATATTTTCATAAACAAAAAATAAAATGGGCAACACAATCATTTACTTTCCCACCTTCCGCACAAGGTACGTTATCAAATGCTAAAATTATAGATATTGATAAAGATGGTGGGTTAAATTTAGATGAATTGGATGAAACAATAAATGGTATTATAGTAACAAATATTTTTGGTAACGTTGTCGATATCAAAAAATATGAGAATTGGGCTAACGAAAATAATAAGTTTTTAATATTTGATAATGCCGCAACACCCTTTACATTTTACGGAGGTAAATCTTGCTGTAATTATGGAGATGGCTGTACTATTAGTTTTCATCATACCAAACCGCTGGGATTTGGTGAAGGAGGTGCTATTATTGTTGATAACAAATATGAAAAATACATTAGATGTTTAAATAATTTTGGTTTTTATTTAGAAAAAAATTTATGGGTAAGAGAAGGAAATAACTATAAAATGTCGGATATATCTGCTGTTTATATAATACAATATCTAGATAACTTTGATAATATAGTTAAAAAACATAAAGAACTATATAGTTATTTTAAAACACAATTAATTCAACATAATATACCAATAAAATTATTTCCCTCTTTCCATGATGAAGATAAAATTATGCCCAGTTGCTTTTGTTTATTATTTGACAATTATGACGACAATATCAGACTTAAATTGTTAGAAAATAATATTTTTTGTCGTAAATATTATCATCCATTAAAAAATACACAAAATGCTGTTGACATATATCAAAAAATTTTATGCTTACCTTGCAATGTTGATATTGCCAAGAAAGATATAGATCACTTTATTCAGTTATTGTTGTAACATCACTTTTTACGCAAACTTTCTCTCTTGGCGTTCTCGCCAGAAAATTGTTTGCGCGGACCAGGACTGTATTGTGAAGCACTGTCGATGTCTTTTATCCCCTTGACAAGCTTGAACAAACCACTTGGTTCAATACTACTAGATTGGTCGCTACCCCACATATTTCTATTCAGTGTGATATGGCGTTCCACCCATGTTGCGCCCATTGCTACGGCTGCAAATGTAGTGACCAATCCATATTCGTGTCCACTATAACCAATTTCTTTGTTTGGATATTTCATTTTAAGGTGTTCGATATATCTTAAATTTAAATCCTCTACCGGGCAAGGATATGTGCTGTTTGTATGCATGATGACATCTGGTTTGGCAGCATCAACTGCGGCTTCAATTTCTTCTTCTGTACTCATACCTGTGCTAATGATAACAAAATCAAATAGTTCACGTGTCAGTTTACAAAGTTCCAAATCGTTTATAGATGCGCTTCCAAGCTTGGCGATTTTGGTGTATTTTGCCATCAACCTAGCACTATCTATATCCCATACACTTGCGAAGAATTGTATTTTTAAATTGTCAGAATATTTGCACAATTCTTCAATTTGTGCTTCAGAAAATTCCATCTTATGTTTATATTCTAAATAGCTCATTTCTCCCCATGGCGTGTTCCGACGTTTACTCTTTTGTTCTTCAGGAACACACACATCTGGATTGCGTTTTTGTATTTTCACATAATCCGCGCCTGCTGCTTTTGACAACATGATTAACTCTTTACATGTTTCTAGAGAACCGTTATGGTTAATGCCTATTTCAGATATAAACGTTGTCATTTAAATTAGTAATCGAGGATTTCTTTAAACACTAATATATATATCTATAAAATTAAAAATTTGTTGTATAGATAAGTTTAATTGCTTACAGATTTGAATAACTAACATTAAATCTTAAACTATTTCAACTTAAATGTATTTTTTAATTTCATAGTATGGATACAGAAGAACATATATTCATTGGTCATGATGGTAAAAAAATAATTAATGATACAGAATTTTATTTCACAAAGCATTTTGATTGGGTTTTCATGAACAATATGATTATTAAACGGAAGTTTGAACCCAATACATGTTATATAAAGACAGATTATCTTGACAAATATATTGATGATATTTTAGGAATCAAAAATAAATTTATTTTAGTTTCAGGATGTAGTGATTTCTCTCCAAGCATTCATTATAAAAAATCGTATGAGAAAATTATCGAAATTCCTAATTTGATAAAATATTATGCTGAAAATAATTTGTCAAATCATGTCAAGATGTCTTCTTTGACAGTTGGGTTGGCTACACATGATACAGCTTATGAGCATAAACTTTTAGAAATCAGACAAACTATTGGTATTAAAAAAAATAAGATATTTTGTTGTTTCCGACAGAGAACAGAGAATTGCTGCGGAGATAAATTTGTTGAGAGACAGTATGCTTCATTATTTATCAATAATCACCAAAAATACATAGATTATTACGACAATTTAAATAACAACGATTTCTTAACAAATCTTTCTCAATGTAAATGGTGTTTTTGTCCTCTAGGAAATGGTGTAGATCATTCCCCTAAATTACTTGAGTGTTTAATATTAAAGACAATACCAATTTGCAAAATAAATTTCAATTCTTATTCACTTTACAAGAAATATCCCATAATATGGATAGAAGATTTTAATGAAGTTTTGAAATATGATGAGCTAAAATATCCTACAAATTTTGAGTGGGACAAAATAATCGAAGATTTTAATCACAAAAACGTATATGATAAGATTTGTTCTGAATTGACGAGTTATGTAAAATCGTATGATATTATTATTACTGTAATTGCTTCGAGAGGTAATATATATGATCAATTAATCGAACAATATTGGGTTCCATTCATAAAATTTATAAATATTCATTATACAAACGTACATGTTATTTTGATGTTTGGAAACGACTTTGATAAATCTGGTTTATCATTGGAAGATGCAAATATTTTTTGTGGTAAGCATAATGATTCATATATTCCTGGTATTTTTGATAAAACATTAGATTGTTTTGAATATATCATTTCGAACTATAATTTTAAACATATCATCCGTACGAATTTGAGTAGTTTCTTGATCATACAAAATTTAATTGAAATAAGCAAGTCAATGAAATATTACAATATTTACGCAGGAGTATTAGGGAGATTAGGAAAGAATCATTCATTCTTAAGATTTTGTTCTGGTGCATGCTTTTGGTTAACCAAAGATATTGTTAAACTTTTAATCGATAAAAAAGACCATCCGGAAAGACTGAAATATCACGATGATGTTATTGTTTCCCTTATTTTAAAAGACATACCACGTACAGAATTACCGAGGTTTGATTTAATGTATCACAATGTTATTCCAGATAAAAAACTAATGTTGAATATTATTTCCAAAACACACTATCATATTAGATTAAGAAATGATAACGATCGCAACTTTGATGTAGAACACATGAGATTTTTTACAGAAATCATGTATTCATTGAATGTATCATAATAACTTTTTCAACTAAATTTTGTTTTGTTTTCAAAGATATAGTATGAATTGACTCTATATATATATTATTCATAATAATGTTTTTTATAATTGTCTGTATCAATAAATTTTCTTACTATGTAATTATCTGGATTATACCCTAATATTACTTTAATATTTACAGATTCAATATTATGAAGTAATGTCATATTCTTTATTACCATTTCACCATTGAAACTTTGTTTGACAATGTTATTCAGAAAATCAATATTGTGAAAGTTCCAAATATTTTTTATATTTTTGTATATTGATATTCCGCACCAGTCACTATAATCCATGCAACCTTTGACATAATTTACATAATATTTATTCGGATTTATTTCAACCGATTTTAATAATTTATCCCATTCCTTTAATTCAAATATACAATCCAAACGTATTCTCATCGCAATATCATTATCGTCTATCAAGTTATTTTCATTAATATATTTAATCAAATAAGTTGTACCGAAGAACATTTTATAAATTCCTAATGTCCAACTATCTATTTGATTCTTAGTATTATGTAGTTGTTGTTGTTGTCTTGTTTTTTCGGTCAAATTATTATATATATATTCATCAGATGGTTCATCATTTATTACAACATAATCAAACAACTTATTTAATTCTTCGTAAGAGTTAATATTATTATTCCAAGTAGATAAATAGGTCTTAATATTATAATTTTCGAATTGTTTTTTATAATTATTCAATACAAATTGAACACATTCTATATTTGGTCTAATCGGACCACTAAATAATAAATGAATACTCATTAACAATATAACTACTTTAAAATTTAAATACTATTAATTTAAATATATTATTATGTTGTTAACCGATGTTGTAACCGCAACAAATATGAATCCAACATATTATAAATTCATTCCGATATTTATAAAATGTTGGAAAAAGTTATTTCCAGCCATCAACATCCATATAGTCGTAGTGGCGGATGTGTTGATAGATGAACTGCAACCATATAAAGAGCATTTAAAACTATTCAAACCTATAGATAATGTAGAAACTAGTTTCATAGCTCAAAATATTCGCTTGTTTTATCCTGCATTACTCAAAGAAGCAAAAGGAGGAATCATTATTACAGATATGGATATGGTGCCTATGAATACATCTTATTATGTTGAACCAATCAAGGATATATCCAATGACAAATTTGTTTGCTATCGTCCTTTGAGCTGTGTTGGTAAAAACGAAATGGTTATCTGCTATAATATTGCTCATCAAAATACCTGGAGCCAAATATTCAATATCAATACTGAAAATGATATCATTGACCGGATATTATCTATATACCAAAAAGACAAATATTTTGGGAAAAATGCTAATATTCATTATAAACCCTATTGGATCACAGACCAATTATATTTATACGAAAAGACGCAAGAGTGGAACGTTAAAACAAATAATCTCGTGATACTAGACGATAAAAATATGATGAAACGAATTGACAAAACAAATACGAATCCATTCAACATGGAAGAACATTTTGTTGATATTTCAAACGGATTTTATTCAGATTTTCATATGTTTCGCCCTTATGATAACTATATCACTCAAAACAATAGAATTATAGAAAATATTTGAAATATTTAATCCCTTTTCCTTGATGCCCAAAAGGGATATTTCAATGATTCACCTTGACCGAATGGAACCATCCATGACTCGTCGCCATCTACGACAACGCTCCCCATTTTTTTTCTTAAAATACTTGTAATGCTTTGCTCGTGTCTATTTTCTCTGAATTCTTGATGTTGGAGTTGATTATTAAAATAATCTGTGCACAACACTGGATTCGATAATATTGTTTTTGTATACTCTTTCATATAGGTCAATAAATGCTCATTTTTTTTCATAACTAACACACCACCAAGATATTGACCTGAGTTACCAATTGAACTATCAGGTTCAATTTCGAAATAATCAAAAATTTGCTTTGTTGTCCAAAACTTTTCTTTTTCAAGACTTCCTGGTCCATTATTACCGCTCATCTGAAATGATAAGATTCCGTATTTATTTTTGTTATCATCTAACAATTGTAAATATTCATTAAATCTGTGTTTTCCTTTTGTGTTTATCGTACAACCTGCATCAAGATATACAAGATATTCACCATCATTTATCTTATCTAATGCTTGTTGGATTATGATTGGTCTCCAAATCCAATAGCCACCTCCTCTTGGCATATTTAGAATTTGCTGATAATTGTTTGTAAAATCTTTCGGTAAATGTTCTGGTCCAAATGCTTTCACTGAAGTGAACTCGCCAAACACGTGTGCTTCTTTCACAATTCGTGTTTTTGCGTTTTCAAATTTAGCATTGCCATACGTAATAAAATGAACCTTTCTTTTTGGTATTTTATCAATCAATAATTTGTCTGTCCAATATTTAAGTTCCAATTTTTCCATATTGTATTTATTTTCTTTTTTATTCTTCATTATTTCGTGATATTTTCTCTCTAAGAACTCCTTTGTAATCTCATTCCAATCCTTTACAACCACAATAGGAAGTCCTTCATACAGCTCATCTATCTTTGAAGTTATCACGATTGGGATGCATCCTATGTATAGAGCTTCCCACGTTCTATGACAATCCATCCCAGCACCTGGTGGAGACAACACAAACTTATATTGCGACATCATATCGTAACATTTTGGGTTAGTTACCGTTATTTTAATTTTACCTTCAATATAACTATGCTTCCAATATTCATTTTGATTCGGAATAAATTCAATGATATCACAAAAATCGTTCCACCCCGTGTTTGCTTTTTGTATCAAAGAACCACGAATGGAATTTGTATTGGGTGAATAATTAACACATAGTAGTTTGTTATGTAGTTTCGTATCTTTATTTTGTTCTAACCATTGAACTAATACATTATGTTGGCGGTCATAGTTCAATCCTATCGGTATTGCAGATACATTTGGGTGGTTCAATGGCTTATTCCAACAATATATGTGTTTTATCAATGGATGTGATGCCATTTCTTCTGTTAAAATAAAATCATCTGTTTCGATGATTACTATAACTACTTTACTACTGAAATTTGGAAGAATTTCATTATAAAATTTACCAATAATTTGATTATATCCAGTTAAACAAATTAAAGGAATATTATAATTAAATTCATTAATATTTATTTTTTTTCGTGTAATTAACAAACCCTTTTGTTTATCTACATATTCAACAATGTCATCTTCAGTAATCATTATTAAATATATTAATAATTAGTTTTTAATATATTTATAAATCTAAACTTACTACGTTTTTATCGCTCTTTTGACGGCGTTTGCTTCGGGAGGGTGTTTTTGCTTGGGATATTTCTTTCAACTCTTCGATGCTAATGGTACTGCTGTCCTTTTTGTCTTGCTTGTTGATATCAATCGATTTGGTTTTTAAACCAGAGAGAAGCTGTGAAATATCAGACGGACCATTCATCTCGGGTCTCTGTGCAGGTGTGCTGCGGTTCGCCTCTTGGGGTCCTAAGTTTTCGAATGTTTCCGAGATGCTAATACCATCGTCCATTCCGCGCGCTGCATTCATATCAGGACGATTGGATGGTGGAGGATTGCGTTGGCTTCGTGTGGTTTGGGTTGAAAATGGTGCAGGTGGTGGACCAGGCGTTACATCAGGAGGCGGTGGAGCACCACGCCCATCGTTCATCATCTCATTCATAAATCCACCGAATCCAGGACTGCTGTCACCCATCGTGTTGACTGCCGCCTGAGTAAACTGTTGCATCAACTCGGGGTTTTGTCTCATGATATCATCCATACCGGGCATCGCAGATTTGAACATAGTATTCGTCATATGAACCATCATTGCCGAGCCACCCAACTGGAAAAGGAGTTTGAGCTCTGGTGCCATCGTGGCCTTCGACTTGTATTTCTCGTGTAATTCGGCAAATAATTCGTCGTAATCATCAATATTTTCATTTAATTGCTCTCCCCATCCATCCAGTTTAAAATCGAATGGATCAAATCGGTTATTTAAAAACTCAATACCTGTAATGGCGGCCATCAACATACGACCTTGGAATTTGCAACTGGCAGATCTTTCCTTTTCGTCCATAATCATCTCATACTCTCCTTTCATTTCTTGGAGTGATGAATCCATATTGTATTTTTTAGTAAGTTTGACTCCTTTCTTTTCTAAACCTTCTAAATTGCGAAGAACCTTGAATTTCTCTCTTAGCAATTCTTCTGATGACATCTTGGGTTGTGCAGGAACCGCTTTGTCAGGGTTAAGAGGCACATTATTAAACTTACCGAACCCATCCCAAGTTTTGTTTTTATTCATGTCTCTACTATTTTCAGCGGTAACCTTTGCCATAGGAACGGGTCCTGGATTGGTATCGATTGTTTTCGTGTCACCTGAATCAATAATTTCATTCGGTTTATCAGAAAAATTTAATTTGATCCCCCCGCTTGTTTTTAAAGCATCGTTGAATAATCCAGACTTTGATGGAGCTTTTTGAGATACAACTTCTGTTAAATCATTCAATTCGTTTTCTAAGTCATTGAGGTCATCGATTTTAATATCGTCGCCCTTTTTGTTTGAATCGGTCTTTCTTTTACCATTCATAAGCAACTCGATTCCGTCACCAAAATTAACAGAAGGTTTACTACTCTCACTATTTAAATTAATGACAGGCGTGTCCTCTAAATTATTAATATCAATAACTTCCGGTTGTATATCCATTATGTTTTAAATAGAACTTATA